CCCTACGAAGATAAGGGCTGCGAGCTCTTTCCCTCCTGTCTTAACTGCCCCTTTCCCGATTGCCTTAAAGAAGAGCCCTGGGGGAAGGAGAGGTTCTTAAAGAGCAGGCGAGCCGAGAGGATGATGGAGTTGAAGCGGGAAGGGAAAAGCGTTAAGGAGATTGCCCGCATATTTGAGGTAAGCCCGAGAACGGTGCAGAGATGGCTGAAGGCGGTCGGAATTTAAAAATCAAAAATCAAAAATCAAAATGACAAAGCAAAACGCAAAAACTGCGGTAGTAACAAGAATACAGAATCCAGTAGCCAGTAGAGGAATCTTCTGACTACTGACTACTGACTACTGACTACCTATGTTTAGGATTTAGAGTTGAGACATGACTGAATTTAACCCATCCCATCTGAACCGCATGGACACCCAACGCCTCGCCGGTTACCGCTCCAACCTTGATTTCTACCAGGGCGCCCACTGGCCCACCACATCACGCCACCGTCAGCTTGTCTTTAACTACGCCAAGGTATCCATAGACAAGCTAACCAGCTTCCTTATGCCGGGACTCGGCTTCGCCTGTTATCCCGTAGCCGACGCTGCCAGCGATAGTGAAACAATCAAAACCCGGGTAAGGAAAGCCGAGCAACTCCTTCGCCAGATATATGAAGAAAACAACCTCCAGCAGCTCGATTACGAGACCGAGATTGACACCGCCATCCTGGGAGATGGCTGCTACAAGGTGATATGGGATACCGACGAGAAGCGTATCCGTATCACCGCCCCCGATGTCTCAGGCATCTATGCCTGGTGGCTGGGAGATGACACCTCCAGAGTGTGGCGGGTAGCTTCGCAGTATAAGCTGACCCCGGACGAAGTGGAGATGCTCTACGGAAATGGAAGGCAAGTGGTCGGGGACAAGCCCCGACCCTACGAAGACCGTAGTGGCGGGGTTCATCCCCGCCTATTACCCAACAAGCAGGCCACCATAACCGAGCTTTGGACAGCCAAGACCTTCGACCTCTTCCTGGACAACGACTCTATGGAATCCAAGCCCAATCCCTATGGCTTTATCCCCTTCGTCATCTTCCCCAACCTCCGCGAGCCCAAGAAGTTCTGGGGCACATCCGATATTCCGGCGCTTATCCAGCCCCAGCGGGAGCTCAACCGTGCCTTGAGCCAGCTATCCCGCATCCTGGAGCTGTCAGGAAATCCCATCGCCGTCCTGGAGAACATTGCATCGGCAGAGGATATCAAGGTCCAGCCCGGGGCATTGTGGACCATACCGGAGGACGCTAAGGCTTATCTTCTCGATTTACTGCAAGGCGGTGGAGTCGGACTTCATGTCGATTATATCGATTTGCTATACCGTGCCCTGCACGATGTATCGGAGATGCCCCGGGCCGCCTGGGGAGGCATCGAGAAAGAGTTCTCAGGCACCGCTCTGAGAATTGAGCTCGGCAGTCTCATTCAGAAAGTGGTGCGCAAACGCACCATCAGGACTGATGTATATCACCAGCGAAACGCCATGATTCTAAGGCTCGCTGAAATGTATATGAACGAGAACTTTGAGGGAGTGAACCATAGAGTGGTTTGGGGTCCCATCCTGCCTCAAGATATAGATAGGCAAGCCCAGACCGAGCAGCTCTTAGTCCAGACGGGAGTCCATAGCAGAAGGACCGCCATGGACGAAATGGGGATCCAGGACCCCGACGAGGAGTTTAACAGGTGGCTGGAGGAGAGGAAGAGGATACTACAGATGAACCAGGAGTTCAGGGCATCGTCCACACGTGGCGGAGCGCGAGAGAGAGGAATGAGCTAAAGCTCATTGGGAAAAAGGGGGTCAAAAATGAAAGTAGATTGATTTGAGATGGAAGTGCCTGAATAATAACTCACCCCCTTGTCATTGCGAGGCGAAGCTGAAGCAATCTCAAGAGGAATAGGAGAAATATATGGAAAACGAAACCGAAGAAACTCAGGAAACTCAAAATACTCAAGGAACACCAGAAACCCTTGAGGCCATCAAGGCCCAGCTCGAGGAGGAAAAGAGGGCCAAGGCCGCCGCTGAGGCCGCCCTGGCCGAAAAGGACGCCCGCATCGCCGAGCTGCAAGCCGAAGGCGAAGCATTGCGAGCAGAGCGAAGCAATCTCCAGGCCTCGCTAAGCGAAGCGAAGCAGGGAAGCGAAGCGGCTGTCGCCGAGCTTAGCCAGGTAAAGGAAACCAACACTCAGGCCATCGCCAAATACCTCGATGCCGTCAGGCTTGCCAATACCACCATCCCCCAGGACATCATCGCCGGCGACACCATCGAGGCCATAGACGCTTCGCTGGCGAAGGCTACCACCATCGCCAACGCCGTCAAAGCCAACCTTGAAGCCCAGGCCAAGGAGGCTAAGGTCCCCGCGGGAGCACCAACCAGGGGCGAGATATCTCTCGAGGGGTTAAGCCCCAGGGAGAAGATCGCCGCTGGAATCCAGCAAAAAGGAGGAACCTAATAAGAAATCCCAAATATCAGATTCCCCTCTTAAGGTAAGAGGGGTTAGGGGAGTTATGATTTGGAATTTGAGATTTAGGATTTCTCCAAAGGAGGAAATATGAGCATATCTTTAACAGAAGCAAGTAAGCTCTCGACCGATATCCTGCTTAAAGGAATCATCGAGACCATAGTCAAGGACAGCCCCATCTTACAGGAGCTGCCCTTCATCCAGATTGTCGGTAACAGTCTGAAATATAATCGGGAGAAGACTTTGCCCACCGTCGGCTGGTACGCCCCGGTGACCGGCACCTGGACACAGTCCGAGCCGGCTTTCGAGCAGTGCTCTGCCAGCCTCTGTGTCCTCGGCGGAGACGCCGACGTGGACAACTTCCTCAAGGCTACCCGGAGTAACATCCAGGACCTCGAGACAGCTGTCATCGAGCAGAAGGCCAAGGCCTTGAGGAACGAGTTCGAGAACGCCTTTCTGAACGCCGACGGCAGCGGTAACCAGCCCACCGGTCTCTATAACACCATGAAGGGCACAGCCTGGGTAGCCGATACCGTCACAGCCGTGGGAGACATCGTTGTCCCCACCGCCGGCAAGGAGAATGGCTTCCGGTACGAGTGCACCGCAGCAGCAGGCGATAAGAAGACCCACGCCACCACCGAGCCTACCTGGCCCACCACCGTGGGCGACACCGTCGTTGATGACCAGGTCACCTGGATCTGTGTCTTCGGCAACCACCTCGGCATGGCGGTTAATGGTGCCACCCTTTCCCTGACCAAAATGGACCAGCTAATTGACCTCGTCCGTGGCGGCAAGCCCGACCTGCTCTTAATGAGCCGCCGGTCCCGCAGGAAGATCGCAGCGCTGGCCCGAGCTGCCGGCAGCAACCTGCAGGTCGGAAAGGGCGAGCTCGGCGAGTTCGTTGAGCTCTACAACGGCATCCCCGTGGCCATCTCCGACTGGGTCAAGGACAACTACACCGTGGGCACGTCCAGCGATTGTTCGGCCATATTCGCCTTCCAGATGGGAGAGGGCGCCGTCTGCGGCCTCACCAGCCCCGAGATGATTCAGGTCGAGCGTCTCGGCTCCCTGGAGACCAAGGACGCCGCCCGGACCAGGGTTAAGTGGTATGTCTCCCTGGCCAACTTTTCCATCGTCAAGGCCGCCATGCTCACAGGAGTAAAAGACTAATGCCCATGCCAGGCAGGATAGCCAGCCCACGAGGTCGGCTCTGGCCAATCCCCCTGGCACGCTATTTATGCGGGAGGGAGACAGGGCAGGATGGAGACTGTCCCTCCCTCCCCACTGCTTCCCCTCTTAAGATAAGAGGGGCCAGGGGAGTTATGAAATGAACTTAACCGAAATGAGAGCCCGGGTCCGAGAGGACCTCCAGGACACGGATTCCGAAAACTACCGCTGGACGGACGACGAGGTCGACGGAGCCATCACCAGGGTAGTTATAGAGTACTCCCTCCATGCCCCTATCGAGCAGCAGGACGATATCGCCACCACCGAGGACGACACCGAGCTCGATATCTCTGCCCTGACAGACCTGCTTGAAATCGAATCTGTCGAGTTCCCCATTGGCTACAAGCCCAAATACTTCCAGAAGGTCGAGTACTGGGCCGGCCACCTTTACATGGAGGACGAGGGCAACGGCAACGACGCCCGGGTGAAGTGGCTTAAGAAGCATACCCTGGCCGCCGAGTCCACCACCATCCCCGCCGAGCATGAGGAGATTATAGTCCTCGGCGCGACAGGCTACTTAGCCATGTCAGCCTCGGCCTACACAGTGGACAGAGCCAGCATTGCCGGCCGGCATGCCACCATCACCTTCAAAGCCTGGGGCAAGGAGCGCCTTGACCGCTATGACAAGAAGCTTAAAGCCGTCTCCCGTTCCAGCCGCATCATCACCAGAGAGCTCTACAGTGAAGATTAAAATGCAAAAGGCAAAAATACAGAGCAAAAATCAAAAAGCTTTACATTTTAATCTGTCATTTTGATTTTTAACTTTTGAGGTTTGATTTATGTTAGAGGTCGGCATCCTCAAAAACTTCGACAGCGGTACCTACAAGGCCGGCGTCCAGCTCGCAGGCTCCCTCACGACCTACTTCGATGCCATCAGCGTGGCCAAGAATATCCCGTCATCGGCCCTGGTCATCGGCAACTATGTCATCCTGGCCATTCCCGGGGGCAACCCCAGGGACGCCTGCGTCATCGCCACCTGGCCCGGGGGCAGCCCCGGCGGAGGCTCCTTCCTCGATTTATCCGATACTCCGTCAAGCTACGAAGACCAGGCTGGAAGAATCGCTAAGGTAAATAGTGATGAGACCGCACTGGAGTTCGAGAAGATTACTGGCGACAACCTCTCGCAGACCTTCGGGGCTTCTGGCTTACGACTTCATGTATGGAACTTTACGGCGAAGCAAGGTGCTATATTCAATGTGCCACATGCTGCAACTAGCCCTTTTAGTGGAGTCATTAACGGTACTCCAACAACCACATTAGTTGTCTATGATGGCGAGTCTAATGAGAACTGTTTGAAGAACATTCAAGCAGGTACACATAGATGGGGGAGGTTTGTTCTGCACAATATAGCAAGGGGTAACAGCCGACTGGTGGTGGCTTGGGATGTAGACACAAACACAATCACTACAGAACCTTCCACAGATGATTGGGCTGATGGTGATGTCGTTACTTTACAATCGCAAACCTGCACACAAGCTGGCTACATGGATGTGGACTTGAGTAATGAAATAAGCAGTGATGAGGTAGTAGCATATATTCAGTTTGAGGCATTAGATAAATCTGGTGTTGCTCAATCAGGTCGCCGCCTTATGGTTCATCCCTTTGAAGCGTATAACAATGGAAAGCGACTGATGTGTCCTGCTTCCCTAGCGAATGAATTTACGGCTGTCTCAGGTCCTATACCAATTATAGACCAGAAGGTTTGCGTATTCTTTGATGATTTCACCGATTTTACCCCCCAGATATCGGTTCTCGCAACTTTGGAATATGCCGATACATGATAAGGAGCAAACCATGAGCAAGGTAAAAGAAGCAATAGAAAAGGAAAAGACCAAGGAGGGACTCCCCAAAGAGGCCTTCGCCATCGTCGGCGACCCGGAGGATCCTGAGACCTGGAAGCTCCCCCACCACACCAGTGCTATCTTCCGGGCCCTCCATGGACGGCTTGATATCGAGAAGACCGTGGACTGGGACCGCATGCCCGCTGCCGTCGTCGCCCTCAGCCGCGGCGGTTACCGCGGGGAGAGAGTCCAGGGCTCCGAGGGGGACATCATCCAGGCCGCCCGGCATTTAGCCAGGCATTATGAAAAGGCAGGGAAGCCCGTCCCCGACACCCTGGGCGATCTTATCTAAAATGTCATTGCGAGGAGCGGAGCGACGTGGCAATCTCCTCTCCCTTGACAGGAGAGGACTGGGGTGAGGGTGATATTAACTCCATGCAATTTATATAGTGGCAAAAAGGGAAACAGGAGCTTTCTTGAGCCTCTCAGAGCCCTCTCGCTGTCATTGCGAGGAGCCTCTCACGGCCACTTCACAAGATTCCCGTAGGGGCGGGTCTCGTACCCGCCCTCAGAGGCCAGGGGAGTTATGAATTAAGGAGGAAACATGACACAACAACCGAACAAGTCTAGCCCAACCCTGGTGGAGGTTTTCACTAACTT